TCCATCGGTGCCCATCCGGGCGTAACTATCCCATCCGGCAGTTCGATCTTGTGATACCAATACGGAATATCCGCGACTCTCTGGGTTAAGGTTTTGATTTGATCTTCCATACTTTTATTCTCCTTTCATTCATCAGTAAAAATACTCCGGCCCAGCTAACTTTCTGGACTGGGCCGGAATATACCTTTCGTTATGCACTTACATTGAGACGGCACTGATAAGCCTCGGTACTGTTCGTCGCCACTGCGACAACCGGCATTGCAGGGTCAACATGTGCCCTACTCAGCATAGCAACGGCCGACAACGACCATGTCTGAGCCGGAGTTACCAGAAGGCCCAGATACCGTTTGCGACCTCTCAGGTCGATGTTGAACCGGAAGTTTGAACCAACAGGTACTACCGTGCAAGTTGACGGCGTGGGCAGAACAAACCCTGCCGTTGCCGAAGTGGCCGCAGCACCAGTCAATGCCACAATCGCCGCACCGTCAGTGTATGCCGTAGGCAGGACGGTATCGGACTCCGATACCTGAATGAAAGTCACTGCCGTAGCGTTAGTAGCTGTATTGCCATTGATCACATCTATTGTGCAATAATCGTAGCCGAGGGTATCAATCCCTGCCTCTGTAGTAGAAGCAGCTCCGACAGTACCAGGGGCGATCATGCAAACACATTTTGTTTCGGGAACCATTGTATATTCTCCTTAATCTTTACTTTTTGTAACCCGTTGGCCCCCGTAATTTGGGAGCCAACGGTTCGTTCATTTACTTTTTACTCTTAGGTAGTGCCTAACAATCCAACAATCGGGCCACGTACACCGGCTGCTCCGCCGATAGTATGATGGACAACCGTGAATCGCTCGCTTGCGATAATCCCGATTTGGTCATATTCGGCGTATCTCTCATCGAGACGCTTGACCGTGATGCCCCTGCGAACACCCATCTTGCTCGACATATTCATATTGCCGAACATCAGCATGACGACATTATTCAAAGTTGCCGCTGGCTGGTCTACGGTTGGCATTGCCGACCATTCCTCAATCGGATATCCCATAAACTTGGGAACGGGTGCAGCACCCTGCTCAAGAGTGATAATAGTATTACCGGCCGCTGTCGAAGTCAGTCTGTCGAATACTGCTACTTTGGCTATTGGCGAACAATGCCATTTCGCTCCACGTCGAGCATACTTCGGAAGAGCCGCCATCACATTCGTCAGGTCTGCCAAGTCAATCTCGTCCCACTCATCACCAGCAGCGACAGCCTCAACTAAACTGCCAATAAAGGCGGGGTCAATCATCTTGGTGCGAATACCGACTATGCCATTGTATGTAGCAGTGCCATCGCCATCGATACATGCCTCGTCCTCGGCAGTTGCAAATGCCATAGCAGCATCACTCGCCAGATCATCCGCCAGACTAATTATCGAGTCCTCGCTGAGTTCGCTACTGATACGAGTTAAGACGCCCCACTTTTTGGCCGTCAATTCCACATTGCCCCAAGTCGATTGACTTTCGGTAAAAGCAGTATTCTCGCCTACCGGAGAAGCAGTAAGGCCGCCTGTTTTCTTAGGCTCATTGCTGTGGTCGGAAGCCATCGGTTTGATTCGGCAGTTCCTGCGGGCCGAGCCATACTCTTCCCGAAGGTCGATAATCGTCTGCTCGAACTCATCCGGCACCAGAAATCCACCGGCCGTATTGATTGCTTCGCTCATGGCACGACTGTCCACGTCCGTATCTTGGCGAATCTCTACACCATGTTCACGGCACCATTGACGACTCATGGCATGATTGAACAATGTCGCAGCAAGAAATCTGCCGCTTCTATAAGCATCGTTCAGTGCATTCTTGCCCCTAAACGCAATCAGATTGCCTGCCCTGTATAGTTTCGGACCGGGAACTTCTATCCTTGCTCCCGTCGAAATCTCACCCTCAGACTTTTTGGTCTCAGGTTTATTGAGCCGGGCCTCAGTCTTCTCAAGACGCTCCTGCATATCCGCTTCGCGTTCGAGACGGTCGGACTCGTTCAAATGCTTATTGAAATCAACGATCTCGTCTGCTGTCATACCTCTGGACTCTTCATCGACCTTATCTTTAATATCACGAGCAGCCTGGGCCTCTTCAGATGCTCTTTCTCTCAGTTCTAATACCAACATTTAATTTCTCCTTAACAAACCAAAGTAACTGGTTATATTCTTGTTTCTCAACGATACTTCTCTGCCCGGAACATTGGCTCCGAGCCAATAAGTTAAACCTCGGCTAACTTGTTGTTTATCCGGGCTATGATTCGTCCGGCTTTCTTGTAACCTATATCAATATCACGCTTTTGAGCGCGTTCTGCTTTGTGCTCTGCTTCGATTTCCTCTTCCGTCTTTGCGGGTGGTTCTTCCTCCCTGTTTTCTTGTTCATTCTCCGCCGGTTCTTCAACTAAAGATGTCGCTGTGTGTTCAGCCAGAACCTTCTCCATCGACCGAGCAGCAACTGTCGTGTCGGGATAAGCTGGATACGTTACCGGCCCCACGTCGAATAACTCATCGACCTTGATAATAGTGCGTTCGACCCTACCATCCTCAAGATACTTCCAGTCATCCTCGGCAGTGGTGAATGAGAAGCTGCAACCAGTAATATCCTTCCGCCTAATCTCAGTAACCGTATCACGGCCGGTGGACGTATCCGGTGGGTCAATCTCAAACCCCAAACCTCTCGCATTCGTATTCAGCCGAAGCGTTCCGCTTGACGTTCGGCCGAGCAGTAGATTCGGGTCGTGGTTCTTCAATGCCCGGACATCGGATTTCTCCACAGCCTCGTCAAACGCACCCTTCTGAATCTTTTCGCGGAACCCCCCCAAGTCCAGTGACCATTTGTTGAACTTGGCTGCATAGCCGGTGATTTTGGGTGACTCATCATCTGTAACCCGTAATTCAATGTCGTCAATAGCCATTACTCTGCGTTCGAGGGCTTCTATTTTCTTTGTCTCAGGCATTATCTGCTCCTATCTCCTGCATTATTAAAGTTGCAAGTTTTTTAGAATCCACATTTTCCAGTTTGTTATCTTCCAAATAATTTACTAACATGAATCTATCGAGAATTGACTTGGCACGCTCAGCCGATACGCCTACAATTGACGCCCAGGCATTAACAGGGCCGAACAATATCTTCTCCGCCCAACCGTTCTGGTCATTACCAGATTTGTTTTTCTTTGTAATTACCCTCGACCATGCCGAATCTATAAGTTCACGATGTGCCGCCCTTACTGAATCATCTTCAACTGGCTCGGCTGGCGGGGCTGGTTCCGGTGGTTCTGTTCCCGCTTCAATCATATTAAGCGGCTGAAGGTATATCTTGCCCTTGCCGTCAGGCAAAGGATTCATGTTTTCCTTCTCTCGGATGTCATCAGGAGACAAGAATCCTGCGTTCCTGCCAATATTATAAGCCTCATATCGAGACTTGATATCACCCCTCAACAGGCCATCGACTAATATCTCACAAAATAACTTGCCCCGCTCGGAAGGCATGAATAGTTTATAATCGCATTCCAATTCCCACTTCCGGAACCAGTACAACATAGTAGTCGCCACGAAATCGAGCTGTAACTGCTCGACGTTATTGTACTTACTGAACTCCATCGATCCCAACTTGTGTGGCGGGATCTGAAATATCCTCGCGCAATCATCAACATTCCACTTTTGAACTTCAAGCGCCTGGGCCTTCGCGGGATCAACACCTATCTGATTGAATTTTAATCCCTCCTCAAGTATCTGCATTCGGTGGGCATTGCTAAGTCCTTTCTGTGAATCCAGCCAAGACTCTTTCAGATGTTTGAACGCTGTATCAGATAAAGACCCCGGATGCTCAAGAGTCCCACCCGGACTCGCATCATTGCCGAAGAACCTCACACCGTATTCTTTCACGGCCATGCCATAAGCGATAGCTTCCTTGTGGTAACTCACAACGTCGTAGCCGGTATATCCATCAAAACCCAGGCCCTTAATATGTAGGACATTGTAATCGGGTAGATAAGCCGTCTGACCAGACAGCGAACCTATCTCATAATAAGGAACACCATCCTTAATTTTACGCTCCGTCTTGTCCGGCAATAGTGGCCATAAAGCAATCGGTCGACCGGCCCCATCACGCTGTATCTCGGCGTATCCATTGCCATAAGTCAAAACGTGGGCCTGCCGAGTCTCAATGAAAGTCAGTGCGTCCATGTACTCGTTCGGCCGGTCGTGCATTAATTTATAGACCGGATGGTTAGGAATACGCTCTTTGCCCTCGTTTTTGGGTAGCCGACGGTACAAAATGAAAGGTAAATGAGCAATTGTACCCGAAATTATCCGCACAGCAGCCCAGAATGGCGTGTATTTCAGAGCAGAATTTTCATTTACATGAATACCGCTCATCGTCGCCGCCCCACCACTAACCCAATCAATTAACCACTGAGATGGATTGGAAACACCCGACCGTTTTGTGATGAATTTATTTTCTAATATTTGGCAAATGGAACCCATTGTTACCTCTTATTTAATCCTCGATAGGCTTTGCCGAATGACAACTTATGTCGTCTTCTTTGCGGATAATCCCAATAGTTAAGCCGCCTTCCAATATTATGATTTTGTTATCGGGAATGTGAGCCTTTATAGAATTCGTGATATTACTAATAGCCGATTCAGACAAATAATCTGGATAATTCAAAACCACTATGTCACCCGGCTGCAAACTAAGAATTTGCATGGCCTTCAGAAATTCCACACCTGATAATTTTTCATTTTTGGCTGGCTTTACTTCAGGCATAGGAGGCATGTCTTTATCTTCAATCTTTGGCAATACACCTATTTTTGATTTACGAAACCAATTTATCATTTTATATTTCCTTTCACTTCCTAATCGCATCAATGACCAGCCCCAGCCCTAGTAGTGCAATGCCTATACACAACCCGGTCTTTGTGCCGAAGACGATAATGCCCGCCCCAATACCAATAAGTGTTATCCCAACCATTCCGACTATCGTTTTCATTCTAATCTCCTGATTCCCCTGTCCTCATAGACCGACTTTTTGGGCACTTCAGCGGTCATTGCTATGCCGAGAGCCATTGTGAGCGCGGTTATCCCGTCGATCTTTTCAGCCGACTTGTCTTTGCTCGGTTTAATTAACCCGCCCCTGCTATCAGCAGCGACATTCGAGGCCATCCACCTCAAAACAGGGTCGTCGTCGTGGTGAAGTCTGCCAAGCATCATCAGTTGCATCATCTCTCGAAAAGGAGCTGCCATCGAAAGTATCCCCTGCCGGAACGCAACCACCCGCTGCTCGCCCAACATCTTCTGTAAGTCCTGTGTTATCTGCATACCCTGAAAACCCTGGTCTATTGCGAATAATTGCAAGCCATAAGGTTGGATAATTTTCATAATATCAGCACCAACTTGGTCGTAATCTACTACGTTGCCCGGAGTCCGGATAATATGCCCCTGACTCGACCAGGCGGCTATCTGGCTCTCCATTCGCGGATCTCGCCCAATAGGTGATTCGCATAGCCAGCA